ATGTAGAATAACGATTTTCGTATGTTTCGCGAATATTGACAAAATCTTTAGTCAAATAATTTGCTCTTATGTGTTCCAAAACTGGTTCTGTCACGCGAGCCTTAAATCGTGAAGGTGTTTGGTTGAATACTCCATAGAACAAGAGGTCTTCATCATCGAATAAATTATCCGAATAGCATGTAACATTATTAAAGGCAACACTTGATTTAAATGGTAAATGCGTGGCAAATTGTTTGAGGTCAGCAATCATTATATTATGTCTTTTTTGGCTAAATTGTTTTCAAGTTCTTCTAATATACCCATGACAGAAGTATGTGTTGTGTCTTCAACAGCATTTGGGAATGAACCCCAAAGCTGTTTGAATAACTGCCATGAATATGAGAAATTTTTATGAAATTCGGGGTCTTTACGTATAACAGAGGATGCATGATTGGAATCTTGATCTTGTATATATGTATGAGAATCTTGAATATCGCCAAACCACCGGAAAGGAGTTCCACATTTTTCTTTAAAAATCTTTGCATGTTGCGAAAGGTGTTCAGCAGCATTTAAAAATCTTGGATCATAGAGAAAACCACGACGAACAGAATCACGATGGCACAAGGTAAAACATTGAAAACTATTTTGATAAAAATCAACCATATGTTTTGTGTATTTTACGGATGCTCTTTTAATTGGTGTTCCATCAGGATTCACATTTCCTCCTGCTACTCCACCATGCGTTCCATATGACAATTGAAAATGCCACAATCCACTGTCAGCAGCAGTTTCAATATATCTTTCAAATACTTTATTATTCGTAATCTCAATATCTTCTTCCAATAAAAAGAGGAACTGTGGTTGATTGCCATTTTCGTCTTTCCAATTATACATATGTCGTAACAATGTAGTCTTTGCTATTCCCACAACTGTAGGATTTCGATTACATTTAATCACTTCTGTATTTTCTGGATAACTCTTATATGCATCACCTGAAACAATAATGAATATTTTCTTTGCTACAGATGGATCAATCGTTTTAACTAGCTTGTGTAACATTTCTTCGCGATTACATGTTACAATGCCAATAATGGTTTGATCTGAAAATCTATTTAATTCGCTCATTTTTATACTTATTTTACGATAAACTATTATACAATAGTTTTAACTCTTCTGCAACTGTTTTCTGTTGATCATCCGTAATGTTTATCATAGATGTTGAAAATTCATCAATAATTTCCAAAATGTTCACAATCTTAAATTCTTCGATATTTTGGTCTGTCTCCGTAATATCCAATTCTGTATATTGTGTTTTTATATCTAATGGATTCAGTGCTTGAAGTTGACTTATTAATGTATCCGCATCATTTTTATTTGGTATATTGATCGCAATGAAATTGTTTGGTATTTTATGATAATCTTTATCAGAATGTATGTATTCAAATCGAGGACTTAGTGTATTTTCAATTGATTCGACAGAAAGTGTTTCGGGATTGACAATGTATATGAATTTGTTTTCACCACTTTCACCCCAATTGAGTTGGAATGCAGAACCAGTATAAATGAATCGTTTTTTACTATATTTTCTTTCTTGTGGTTTATGAAAATGACCTGAAAGTAATAATTCGAAATTTTCCATCAATTCAACACCTTTCAAGCCATTTTCACATATTTTATTTTTATTCATTTGATAGCCTGCTACTTCCAAATGGCCAATGCCAATTTTACCACAAGGCATATGTTTCATATCAATTCCCCAAGGCAAATATACAAACCATTCATCTTGTCCCGGTTCATCATGAACAGTTATATTCGGCCAATTCTTCAACAATGATAAAGAATTGACAGAACTATTATCCAAAAACCAACAATCATGATTTCCCACAATGATATCAATCTTAAACTCTTTGAGAATGTCAAAGAATTCATATGCACATTGAAGAGAAGTGAGATTTACAGAAGTTCGATCATGAAAGACATCACCCATTTGAATAATATGGGTGATATTTCTTTCATTGCATATGGATTTTACCCAATGTGCATAATCTGTGGTTATTTTATGAAATAGGGGATTATTTTTATTGTTGCCAATATGTAAATCACCTATACAAAGTGTCTCATTATTCTCCTTCATAGAATCCTTCATTCTCATCATGCTCAATAATTTTTGGTTTGCGAACAAATTTAAATTGCTCTGTTGCCATCACATTCTCCCAATACATTTCTTGATACGTTCTCTTTGTCTCTTCTATCTGCTTTTCTTTTTTGATTCTATTCAAGAACGAATTGGTAGCAATACCCGAAAAATATCCAAATGCATTATTTTTAAATGTGACATATTCTTTACTATCTTTGGTATAGACAATATCATCGTTCTCCATAATTCTTTCTTTAAGTTTTTCATGTTTTTTCCAATGTTTTTCACAATGGAAATACATCTTCGTGCCTTTATCCGTATCAACTTTCTCAACAATCTCTACATCTCTTGACCAACACTTAAAAATACCATCACGAATGCATTTGATCATCTTAACCTTCGCATCCCCTCGCATCTCATCCAAATAACTATAACTAATAAAATTGGGACGATAACCTAATTTAGTGGCAATATCATCAATCATTGTTGATAATTTATCAGTGATGTCAATTTTGTGGCATTTTTTATTTTTGACTATTTGTTCTGTTTGGTCATATCCATCGCCAAGGAGTTCGTAATAGTTGCGAATTTCCTCCCACATTTCGTTTTTATTAACATATTCTTGGGGTGGTTTTTTCTCACGTTTTTTACGTTTGGGTTTGATTTCCAATGCTTCTTCCAAAGCTATATCGGGATCATCTAGTGTTATATCAATTTCTTCGTCTGTGTCTATCATAATTTTATGTTTTTAACCGAATAAGGAATTTTTTCCTCTTTATACATTTTGATTCTTTGTCTTGCATGATCAGCAGAATAATGTAAGTTATCTGCCAGATCGAAAATAACGGATTTGTCTTTATCTTTATGCATTCGCATAGATCGACCAATACTCTGTAAAACCTTCACATTCGATTTGCCTAATGCTACAAATATAAGATAATGAAGATTCTTAATACTTAATCCTGTTGAAAATATCTGACTAATAGCAATACAAATAATATCATTGTTTGTTTCCATCAATTGCGTTAGTTCTGTTCGTGCATCGGAATCAGTGGAACCTTGAACAAAATATACTTTCTTGTCTATATCTCCGAGCAAATCTAATAAAATCTGACCATGTATAAGTCGGTCAACAAGAATAAGTGTATTATTATTCAATTTAGAAACTATTTGTTTAATAAGATTATTTCTTTCTAAATTATGAATAATAAATTCCAATTCTTTTTCATAACGGGCAGTTGGTCTTTTATCTTTGGGATCGACTGGTGCGGGTGATTTTGTGTGTTGACAATTGATGACTCTTGTTTCGATTTGAGCAGCAGTTCCTTGTTGACGAATTTCATATGAATTCTTTTCATAAAGAATTGGACCAATTTTTCCAACAATATTCCATGCTGCCATCAAATTGTCTGGTAATGTTCCCGTTACACCAAACTTATATGGTGTTGTTATATTATGAATAACTTTGTTTATCTTGTTGCTCTTTTCACCAAGTTTATGAACCTCATCTATAATAACATAATCATACTTTTGAAATTTAGTAAGCGTATCTTTTATATCAGATAATAATATTTGGGAATTGGCTATTATTACGCTTTTTGATAAATCGGGAAGATTTTTATCGCCCCATCGAGAAATAATGTCTAAATTAAATTCATCAATAAAGGAATTATATAATTGGTTCAATAATAAAGTATTAGGAACGACAATTAATGTTTTTGCTGTTGGATTTGTGTGAAGAAGTGATTTGATTAAGCCTGCAATTACAAGTCTTTTACCTGCTGATGTTGCAAGAATACCAATACCTCTTCCGTGTTTAATGAATTCATTTATCATGATTTCTTGATAATCATAATAAGTGAATCCATCAATAGGTTGAATGGTTGCTGTTATTTTTGGTTGATAAACAGCACTGAAAGCAGGAGTCAATTTTATTTCGATTGGAATATTGAGAGTGGAGAGATATTTATTTATTTCTTCCCAAAGACCCACTTGAAATGCACCTGATGGTGTTATGACATATTTTCTCGGTTGAAACCGTCTTTGTATGTAAACGGGATTCTGAATAGAAAACTTTTCGCGAATCAATTTCAATATATTAGGAGAACATGTTATATGTCCTCCTTTTAATTTATAATCAATCAATATTTTTTCCACTTATTGCACATACATTTTCTTCAAATCAAGTGGCGCGGCACATTGGCGACAATTCAAATTTTCTCCTTTAAAAAAGTTTACAGATGCACAATAAGAGAAATTTATAAATGTTTTTCTATTACTATCATAATGTTGATAAACACCCGATAACATTGGTGTAAAAACGCCAGATAGTGCGGGCATTTGGACTGGCGATTTGGATGGTATATATGACATATTATAATTGTTCCATCTGCATCAATGCCACAAGATTCTTGAAATCAAATCCAATTTGACTAAAAATTTTATTGACATTATTATCTAAATATTCAATCAACAATTCCTGTTCACGAATAAGTCTATTCAATTTAAGCATATCAGGATTGCTATCTAATTTACGTTGAATAGAAATCTTGGGTAAGTTGAGCGTATTTCCTGCCAATTCTTGTTGAAGCATGTCTTCTTTTTTATCAAGAAGGCGAAAAAGATCACGTTTAGTTTGGGTTAGGCGATACAACCATTTGTGTTTGACATTTGGGGCGGAAAGTTGTTTTTCCATTATATTTGTTACATCTAATTGGGTATCGGATTCTATTTCCTTGGCATATTTTTCGATAAGTTCTGATGGATTTTCCATAGTGTTTAGTAAAATACGCTATCGATGTACTAAATGCAATAAATATCTATATAATGACGAAAAATTTTGACAATTTCATTAAAGAGAACATGGGTGTTGCTGATGTGGTTGGTAACGATGGACCATATGATACATCTGATGCCCGAACACCAAAAATAATGGGACCAATGCTAAGAAGAAAGAAATTTAAGAAAAAACGCCATAAATAATCCATATGGATTGGATAGGCTTACCAGAAAATATTAACGAAGAAGAACATTTTGCATTTGTTTATCGAATAACAAATATCGACACTGGAATGAAATATATCGGAAAGAAACAGTTCTTCTCTTACACAAAAAGACCACCATTGAAAAATAAAAAAAGAAAACGTTCAGTTGTCAAACCAAGTGATTATTTGGAATATTATGGATCATCGGAGGATTTGAAAAAAGACCTTATAAAGTATGGTAAGGACAAGTTTAAGAGGGAAGTATTGGAATTATGTTCTTGTAAATGGGAAGCGGCATGGCAAGAAATGATGTGGCAAATCAAAGAAAATGTGTTATTTCGTGATGATTATCACAATGGCATAATTAATATAAGATTGGGTCGTCCACCCAAACATTTGAAGGAAAAATATCGGATAACATACTAAATAGCAATATGTTTAGAAGAACCCTATTTAAATCCATGTTTTTGCCATTTCTGCCGATGTCTTTGGTGGCAGAGACAGTTCAAGAAGAGAAATATCATGATATTGTGGATTGGGCAGAGAAGAATTTTTATATCACAAACATGAACAAAAGTCGTGAATTGATTAAATTGTATCCATATCAGAAAAGAGTATTGACTGATTGGATGTCTCCCGGTGTGATTAAAACATGGGTTGGTTGTCGGCAATCCGGTAAAACAACTTTGGGTATGATTCAAGCATGTTATAAAATATCCGTGCAAAATTTTAGACAACCACAAATGTTCTTT